TAGAAAAGCATTTATCACTATCTAAAGCAAAAGATGCAGAGTTCTCTGTAGGTGCTACTTCTTATTGGAGAAAGTATCTTGCAGTCAATTCTAGATATATTTTTGGTGGTTCACAACCTGTTGGTGTTACAACTACTGCATATAGTTCTGGATGGACAGCAGATGCTGATTCTGATTGGGATCAAAATGCTGAGAATGTAAACTTCGGTGGTTCTGGTGCTAATACTTATACATTAGCAAGTGGACTTAACTATAGTGGTATCGCTACTATAACATCACCTAATGCATTAAATTGTGGTGCTGATGATATTATCAGTGGACTACAGTTATTCACTAACAAAGAAGAAACTGAAGTAGATTTCATTCTAATGGGGTCTGCAAATTATGATAAGGATACTGCAGCAGGAATTGCTGATGAGGTTATTGCAACAGCAGAAGCAAGAAAAGATGCAGTTGGATTTGTTTCACCTTATCGTCAGGCATTCTTAAACGATAGTGTTTCTGGAGCAGTGACAGTTAGTGATATTGATGAAGTAACTACTAACATTAAGAGTTTCTATTCTGATAGAGCATCTTCAACTTATGCAGTATTTGATAGCGGTTACAAGTACATGTATGATCGCTTCAATAACACATTCAGATATGTTCCTCTAAATGGAGACATTGCTGGACTATGTGCTAGAACAAGTCTTGAACAGTTCCCTTGGTTCTCACCAGCAGGAACAGCAAGAGGTGCAATTTTAAATGCAACCAAACTTGTTTACAATCCTGGTAAGAAACAAAGAGACATTCTTTATTCAAATAGAATTAATCCAGTTATTAGTTCACCAGGTGCAGGTATTATCCTCTTTGGAGATAAAACCGCATTTGCAAAGGCATCCGCATTTGATCGCATCAACGTTCGTAGATTATTCATCTATCTTGAAGATGCAATTTCAGCGGCTGCAAAGGATCAACTCTTTGAGTTTAACGATGAGATTACAAGGACAAACTTTGTAAATATCATTGAACCATTCTTAAGGGATGTTCAAGCGAAGAGAGGTATCTTCGACTTCGTAGTTATTTGTGACGAAACAAATAACACAGCAGCAGTCATTGACGCAAATGAGTTTGTTGCTGACATATTCATCAAACCAGCACGTTCTATCAACTTCATCGGTCTAACCTTTGTTGCTACAAGAACTGGTGTTGCCTTTGAAGAAGTAATCGGTTCAGTTTAATTAGAGGTTTAAAAAACAATCATGGCTAGAAATCAAGTCAATCCACCACCACTAAGAACGATATCAAACTTCAAGAGTAAGTTGACAGGTGGTGGTGCTCGTGCTAATCTGTTTGAAGTTGTCCTCACATTTCCAGATACATCTAAACCTGATTCAGATGTTCTAGATAAAGCAAGATTTATGGTAAAGGGTGCTAACATGCCAGCATCCAATGTTGCTCAAATCGAAGTTCCCTTTAGAGGAAGGGTTCTTAAAATTGCTGGAGACAGAACATTCGATTCTTGGACTGTTACCGTTATTAACGATACAGACTTTGCAATCAGGTCTGCATTTGAAAGATGGATGAATACAATCAATCGTCTTTCAGATAATACAGGTTTAGTTAATCCTGCAGATTATCAAGCAGATGCTTATGTGTATCAGTTAGATCGTGATGGTTCTACACTAAGATCTTACAGATTCTTTGATACTTTCCCAACTCAAGTTGGTCCTATTGAACTTTCTTACGATGCTCAAGGGATTCAGGAGTTCACAGTTGAACTACAAGTTCAATATTGGGAGGCAGTTAAAGGAACTGGTCCAAATGCTGGTGGCGAAGACATCAACTAAATAGAAGATATATAGAGTTAAAAATTATACTATGGCAAAACTTTTCGGTTTTTCTATTGAGGATTCCCAAAAGAAGTCCAAATCAATAATCAGCCCTGTTCCCAAGAACAATGAGGACGGGGTTGATAATTTTATTTCAAGCGGCTTTTATGGACAATATGTAGATATTGAGGGAGCATATCGATCAGATTTTGATTTAATAAAAAGATATAGAGAAATGGCACTTCATCCAGAAGCGGATGGTGCTATAGAAGATGTTGTAAATGAAGCGATAGTTAGTGATTTATACGACTCTCCAGTAGAGATAGAACTTTCTAATTTAAATGCTAGTGAAAGTTTAAAGAAAAAAATTAGATCAGAATTTAGATATATTAAAGAATTAATGGACTTTGATAAAAAGTCTCATGAAATTTTTAGAAATTGGTATATAGACGGTAGATTATTTTATTTCAAAGTTATTGATGTAAAAAATCCACAAGAAGGAATACAGGATCTTAGATATATTGATCCACTTAAGATAAAATATATTAGACAAGAGAAGAAGAGAAAGGGGGATGATCCTACTATAAGGTCTAGAAAAAATGAGGAAGTAGTTCCAAACCCAGAGTTTGACGAATATTTTATCTATACACCAAAAGTACAACATCCAACTTCAATGATTGGGCAAATGGGAAGTAAAGCTTCCATTAAAATTGCAAAAGATTCTATTTCTATGTGTACTTCTGGTTTAGTTGATAGGAATAAGAATAGAGTTCTTTCTTATCTTCATAAAGCAATTAAGGCACTTAATCAACTTAGGATGATTGAGGATTCTCTTGTTATATACAGATTATCAAGAGCACCTGAAAGAAGAATATTCTATATTGATGTAGGTAATCTACCAAAAGTAAAAGCAGAACAATACCTAAAAGAGGTAATGTCTCGCTATAGAAATAAGTTAGTTTACGATGCGAACACTGGTGAAGTTCGTGATGATCGTAAATTTATGAGTATGATGGAAGATTTCTGGTTGCCTAGAAGAGAAGGTGGTCGGGGAACTGAAATCACAACACTCCCTGGTGGACAAAACTTAGGAGAACTTGCTGATATTGAGTATTTCCAAAAGAAACTTTATAGAGCATTAGGTGTTCCTGAATCAAGAATTGCTACTGATGGTGGTTTCAATTTAGGTCGTTCATCAGAAATCTTAAGAGATGAACTTAAGTTTGCTAAGTTTGTAGGACGTTTAAGAAAGCGTTTTGCACATATGTTTAATGATATGCTTAGGACTCAATTGATTCTAAAGAATATTGTTACTCCAGAAGATTGGAAACTGATGGAGGATCATATTCAATATGACTTCATTTATGACAATCAATTTGCAGAACTTAAAGAGTCTGAATTAATGGAAGGAAGACTGAATATGCTTGCTACTATTGAGCCTTATGTTGGTAAATATTATTCTACTGAATATGTTCGTAAGAGAGTATTACGTCAAAGTGATATGGAAATAGAGGAAATTGATACTCAAATTGAAGATGAAATACAGAAGGGAATTATTCCAGATCCATCTTCACTTGATCCAATAACAGGAGAACCATTACCTCAAGAAGGTGAAATGCCAATGGAAGGAGATCCAATGTCAATGGGTGAAATGCCTGTTGATCCTGATATTGCAGCACAAGCACAGCAAATTGATGATAAGTACGTAAAAGACACTAAGAAAGCCGAGTTATAAATAACAAATATATAACTATTATTAAAATGTCATGGAAGATCTTGTCGATTTGATTGCAACTGACGCTGCTGCAGCCGAAGTATCTGATAAAATTAAGGATATTTTGTATTCAAAATCAGCAGAACGTTTAGAAGTAGCTAAGCCTATTGTTGCACATCAAATGTTTGATGATCCTAGTGAAGGCGAAACCGTAGACCAGGAACCAGAAGAATGAAACTCATTACAGAAGAAATTTCCAACGTACAAGTAGTTACTGAAGCCTATACTAAAGGTGGTAAGAAGCACAAACGTCTTTGTATAGAAGGTACATTCCTTCAAGCGGAAATTAAAAACCGTAATGGTAGAATGTATCCATTATCTACTTTAAGTAATGAAGTTAAAAGATATAATGAAGCTTTTATTGGTAAAGGTCGTGCTTTAGGAGAGTTGGGTCATCCCGAAGGTCCTACAGTAAACCTTGATAGAGTATCTCATAAAATTACATCTCTTTGTCAAGAAGGTAATAATTTTAAAGGAAGAGCAACTCTTCTTGATACACCTATGGGTAAAATTGCTCAATCTTTACTTGGTGAAGGTGTTATGTTAGGTGTTTCTTCTCGTGGTATTGGATCACTTAAAGAAGATCATTCAGGTACAAAGGTTGTTGGTGAAGATTTTCAGTTAGCAACTGCTGCAGATATAGTAGCAGATCCTTCCGCACCTGATGCATTTGTGAATGGAATTATGGAAGGAAAAGAGTGGGTTTGGGATGGAGGACTTCTCCGTGAACAACTTGCAGAAAAAACAAAGAAATCAATTAATACATTAGTTGGTCAACGTGCTTTAGAGGAGCACAAGTTGGGTCTATTTTCCAATTTTCTAAATAACCTCTGATTTAACAAATCTATAAATAAGTATAGATTCTAACAAAATCTAGTAAACCGTCCGTTGGTAACAAATTCACGACATGGAAAACATCGAAGAAAACGTAGTAACCAAGGGTGCAGCGAAGGGTGAACCACTACAAGCACCATCTGGTGCTGCAGTAGAAGACCTCGGTGGACCTACTCCTGATAACTATCGTCCTGACGACGACTCTGCAAAACTTGATATGGGTAAAACCCTAGCACAAGTTAAGGATGTTGTAAATTCAAAAGCAGCAGCAGCAGAAGAAGTCGAGTACGAAGAGGAGACTGTTACTGAAGAAGAAATAACTACTGATGAAGTAGTTGCTGAAGAACCAAATCCTGATGAGGAGATTGTTTCTGAAGAAGACGCAGCTGAAGAAGGAACTGAAGTTGTTGCCGAAGAAGAGACTGCTGAAGAAGAAGTCATCGAAGAAGAAGAGACCTATGACGTTGATGCAGACGTTCAGGCACTTCTTGAAGGTGAAAATCTTTCTGAAGAGTTTGAGGACAAAGCTAGAACAATTTTCGAGACCGCAATTAAATCCAAGGTTGGAGAAATTAAGGAAGAACTCAATGAGGCATATGCTGCTGCTCTAGTTGAAGAACTAGACACAATTAAAGTAGGTCTTACTGAAAGAGTTGATTCTTACCTTGAGTACGTTGCTGACGAGTGGATTCAAGAAAACGCACTTGCAGTAGAAGCTGGTCTTAAAACAGAAATGACTGAATCATTCCTAGATGGAATGAAGAGTCTTTTTGAAGAACATTATGTAACTATCCCTGAAGAAAAATATGATGTACTTAACAGTATGGTAGATAAGCTTGATGAAATGGAGAATAAACTCAATGAGCAGATCAATAAGAACATTGGTCTTACTCGTAGATTAGCAGAATCCTCTGCAGATGGTATTTTTACTGCTGTAGCTGAAGGTCTTGCAGACACTCAGAAGGAAAAACTTGCTAGTCTTGCCGAGAATATTGAGTTTGAAAGTGAGACAGACTATCGTGAGAAACTAGGCACACTTAAGGAATCTTATTTCCCTGTAAAGAGTGCTAGTGCTCCAAAAAGCACCTCTGAAAATTTATCTGAAGAGGTTTCAACTGATGAGGTAATTTCGGAAGAAGTTAACCCAACAATGCAAGCCTATTTGAATACGCTTTCAAGAGCTGCTAAAAAGTGATTTTTAAATTATTAATTTCAAACAAATAAAAAGGTAAACTTAAAATGCAGATGTTCAACACTGAATATCTTCAGGAAAAGTGGGCTCCTATTCTCGATTATGATGGACTTGATCCAATCAAAGATTCACATCGTAGAGCGACAACCGCTATCCTGCTAGAAAACCAAGAGAAAGAATTACGTGAAGAGCGTTCTTTCCTTACAGAAGCTCCAACAAACAGTACCGCATCAGGTGCGAACGCAGGTTTCTCTGCTGACGCTGCTGCTGGTGGTCCTACTGCTGGTTTCGACCCCGTTCTAATCTCATTGATTAGACGTTCAATGCCAAACTTGGTCGCATATGACCTTGCTGGTGTTCAACCAATGAATGGTCCTACTGGACTAATCTTTGCAATGCGTTCACGCTACAAGAATCAGAGTGGTACAGAAGCTCTATTCGACGAAGTAGATACAGCATTCTCTGGACAAGATTCTGGATTCGACAATACTAACGGCATGACAAATGCTGCTGTTGGTTTGGGTACAACTGCTCAAGGTGGTACAAATCCAAGTGCTCTTAATGACGCTTCACCTGGAACCTACAACGTAGGACAAGGTATGAGAACAGACGACGCTGAAGGATTGGGTGAGTCAGATCACTTCAACCAGATGGCGTTCTCAATCGAGAAAGTAACAGTTACTGCGAAATCTCGTGCGTTGAAAGCTGAGTACTCACTAGAGCTTGCTCAAGACCTCAAGGCAATCCACGGTTTGAATGCAGAAGCAGAACTTGCTAACATTCTTTCTACTGAGATCCTTGCGGAAATCAACCGTGAAGTTATTCGTACCATTTACAATGTTGCTGAGTCTGGTGCTCAAGCAAACGTTGCTAACGCTGGTAGATTTGACTTAGACGTTGACTCCAACGGTAGATGGTCAGTTGAGAAGTTCAAGGGACTTATCTTCCAGATCGAGCGTGATGCTAACGCAATCGCACAAAGAACTCGTCGTGGAAAGGGTAACATGATTCTAACATCTGCTGATGTTGCTTCTGCCCTAACAATGGCTGGTGTACTTGATTACACACCTGCACTTAATGCTAACTTGAACGTAGATGACACAGGCAATACATTTGCTGGTGTTCTTCAAGGTAAGTACAAAGTGTACATTGATCCTTATTCTGCAAACGTTGCTGCTAACCAGTACTACGTTGTTGGATACAAGGGTTCATCTCCTTATGACGCTGGACTGTTTTACTGCCCATACGTTCCACTACAGATGGTTCGTGCAGTTGGTCAGGACACATTCCAACCAAAAATTGGATTCAAGACTCGCTACGGCATCGTCGAGAACCCATTCTCACAAGGTACAACCCAAGGACTTGGAGCACTTACTAAGAACTCCAACCGCTACTACAGGCGTGTTCAGGTTAACAACCTTATGTAAGAAGAAAGGATATAATTCCTTTAATAAAGAGACTCCTTCGGGGGTCTCTTTTTTTGTCTAAATATTTAAAAAAATATAATGACTTCTAGTATATTCCATAAACAAATTGAGAATAGAAATTACTTATCGTCAGTAGGGTTTAAGTTTAATCTTTCAAAATACCCTAAAATTGACTTTCTATCAAATAGTGCTAGAATACCAGAGTTATCTTTAGCACTTGCTACACAACCAACATATTTGAAGGATATTGATATTCCTGGAGAAAAATTAACATACGGTGATTTTACTCTAAAGTTTTTGGTTGATGAAAATATGGAAAATTATCTGGCAGTTTATAATTGGTTAACTGGTTTAGGATTTCCAGAAACACCAGCACAGTTTAGAAATTTAACAACTGATGATGCAGATCAAAGAGATCCTAAAGAAGCATTTTGTGATGGTACTCTTAGAATATTAAATAGCAATCTTAGAGAAATAGCAAAGGTAAAATTTTTAGATTTATTTCCAGTTTCTTTAACATCTTTAGATTTTGATGCAACTACACCTGACATTCAGTACTTTACAGCAGAGGCATCTTTCAAGTATACTATTTACGATTTGACTAGTTCTTTATGAATCTTGATAAAATTCAGGAAATGTGGGAGCGTGATGCTGTCATAGACCCTGATAATCTACATGATGAATCTTTGAAGATTCCACAATTACATTCAAAGTATTATACAGTTTATAATACTATTACTTTGTTGCGTGAAAAAGCAAGAGAGCAATACAATAA